CAAGACCGAGTTCTTCAATCTGATCAAATCACAAGGGTTTTAAGACATGGCGAATAGAAAGATAATCTGGGTCACTTTTCAACGCGCGGGGTTTCATAGATACCCCGATGCTCCCGATGATGTTCGTTATCTGGCTTACGAGCATCGTCATCTGTTCAAGTTCAAAGTGGGCATCGAGGTTTTCCATGATGATAGGGAGATCGAGTTTCATCAGTTCTTAAGGTGGCTCGAAAGTCTTTACGCCGAAACTCTCGTTCTCGATCATCGTTCTTGCGAGATGATTGCCGATGAATTGGCACAAGTCATTCAATCTCGATATCCCAATCGCGACCTCGAGATCGAGGTCTCCGAAGACGGCGAGTGCGGTGTCTTCGCCACTTACAGTAAGTGATAACAAGATGATTAAACCTGTCAATAACTTAACATCAGAATTTGTCTTTAGTGCTCCTTCCTATCTGCGAATCATAACGCATGGTAGATTACGAACCGTCCCGCATCTAAAGGAATTGACGGATAGAATCGTAACCGACGGCATCATGCGTATCAAAGAAGAGTTGAAGGAGATCGATTATCCGATGATGATCAGTATTCTTTTCAACGCTTTTACCGAGAAGAACTATCTCGAGCGAATACTCGCGTCGGGTAAGTTCGGATTCGATCGAGTCTATGCCGACTCGGGTGGATTGCAGATGATTACTCTTGGGATGACGGCGAATCATCAAGCCAAGCAAGACGTCTATGCTATTCAAGCTAAAACCGATTTGGCTATGTGCTTCGATGAGATACCGATCAAGAATGAGAAGATGGTCGGGCGAGCCGGGTATCTGGATAAGGTCTTCATGTATGAAGAACATGCGAAGTGCGCTTTAGAAACCTGCTATAATGTGATTTCTCAGATCGATTACTTCAGAAAGGTGGGGTCTTCGACCAAGGTATTCTTTATCGTACAAGGTAACACCTACAGCGACATGAGCGAGTGGTTCGAAATAGCCACGAAGACGATACCCAAAGATTACTGGGATCACATCGGTGGGTTGGCTATCGGAGGTGTCTGCCTGGGATACGGGCAGAGAGAAGATGTCGAGAAGATTGCTATCTATCGTCAGTTAAGAGATGACTTCGGCGTCGAGTATACCAAGAAGCATCTGCATATCCTGGGTGTGGGATCGGTGATGCGACTGCAACCGCTGATCATCCTACGCAATACGGGACTGGTTCCCGAAGATACTCACGTATCTTACGACTCCACCACTTTGAGCATGGCGTATACCTACGGTAACTTCATGGATAAAGATGGTGACATTCAGAGAGATACCCCGCTTTGGGAAAGCAACTTCCGAAACTATTATGATACCATCACACCCATCTATCTCGATTACGGATACACGCAGGCGGATATCGACTTTTATTATCACCAAGTCGTTAAAGACATGCTGTGTCATGATAAAATCTATTGCGATCATGAAGATGATCGACTAAGAGTTTTCCACCATTGCTTTACCGCGCTGTCTAATGTCTGGCAGATCATCAACTTCACGCATTGCTTGCATCGCATTTATGTGAATTGGGATCAAGGTAACGACCCCATTGGGATGCTGAAGCTCGTAAAGGACCTGGATTCCTTCTACGAGTGGGAGAAGGTATACGGTTCAATGGTGCCATCGAAACGCCTCACTCGAAAGAAAGCATCTATGCTCGAGGAGATGGTTTCCGGAGAAACCAATGGAGAGAAGGTGGTTTTACCAAGAGTAACCAACAAGCGTTCAAAAGGATCACTATCAGCTTTCTGGGAGGATTGATGAAAATTCGACTATCCGAGATTTTTGCAAGCGTTCAAGGTGAAGGCAGATTTACTGGGATGCCCACCATATTCATCAGGTTTTTTGGTTGTAATTTGAAATGCGACGGATTCGGGCAGAAGTGCCCGACAGATCCATCGACCTACATCTTGCCTTATAAGGATTTGGACATATCTCGATATCTCTCTATGTCCGAGTTACCGGTCTTCGAGTATGGCTGCGACTCCTCTTATTCTTGGTCTCCACGCTTTAAGAAGCTGGCTAAAGACTACAGCGTGTCCGAAGTCGTCGATGAGATTTTAAGAGTCGGTAGAGAGAGTCTCGGGCTAAGACTGCAAGAAGGCGAAGAAAGTTTAGATAACTGGACTCATACTCAAACCCGAATGCCGGCTCAAATCTGCTTTACCGGTGGTGAACCGATGATGCAGCAGAAAGCGATAGAACTCATCTTGAATGAGCTGGAGCACAGGAGCCTAAATCCCATTCAAGTCACTATCGAGACGAATGCGACTAAAGAACTGGTGGATCGCTTCGGTGCTAATCTCTATACCAAGCATGTTCACATGAGCTGTTCACCCAAGCTCTATACGGTGAGTGGAGAACAGGATGCTATCGATTACGGTATTCTGGCTTCTTACATCACCTATGCCGACTCGGGCGCCATCAAGTTCGTACACAACGGCAGTCAGGAAGCCTGGGATGAAATCGACTCCAAAATGGACACGCTTAGAGACCTCATTCGAGGCGAGCCTTGGCAGCTTTGGATTATGCCGGTAGGCTCCGTTCTGGAGTCGCAATCTCCCGACTTTCTGAGTCGTGTAGTAACCGAGTCTCTAAGGAGAGGTTTCTGGATCAGTCATCGAGTACACATCTCTATCTTCGGTAACAAAGTGGGAACATGAGTATGGAAGACATCTCTTTAGAAGATGTGGTCCTCCAAAATCTGATAACCAATGACGAGTTTTTAAGAAAGGCTATCCCTTACATCAAGGAAGAGTACTTCGCGGATCATATCAATCGTTGTATCTTCCGTTCGCTCAATGCCTACTTCCAGAAGAACAATCAAATTCCTAATCAAGCCATTCTGGCTATAGAGACCAAGGAAGACAACAGCATCTCTCACAAGGAAGTCGATGGTGTATTAAAAACCATCGGCAATATCTATCAAAGCGAGATGGTCGGCGATACCGAATGGCTGTCGAAGTCGGCGGAGAAATGGTGTCAAGACAGGGAGATGTATCTCTCTATCGTCAAAGCCATCGCGATCTATGATGGCACCGATAAGTCGCTGCTGCCTTCCGCCATCCCGGATATGATGAAGAGCGCCTTATCGGTCTCTTTTAACACGAGCATCGGGTTTGACTGGATAGACGATTCGGAAGACAGGTATGATCGTTATGAGTTGCCGCAAAATAAGATACCTTTCGATCTCGAAACATTGAACGATATCACTCTTGGTGGAATCACTCGAAAGACGCTATCCCTGATACTCGCCGGCGTTCATGTCGGTAAGACGCTATCTCTGGTTCATCTTGCAGCCGGTTATGCTCGTCTGGGTTATCAGGTACTCTATATCTCGATGGAGATGGATGAGAACGAGATCTTACATCGAATAGACGCCAACATGATTAAGACCCCCATGCATCTCATCAGAGAGATGGGTAAGTCCAAATTCATGAAAAGAATGGACCACATCAAGTCCAAGGGGTACGGGCGAATCAAAGTCATTCAATTCCCGACTTCGGCGGCTCATGTGGGTCATTTCAAGAACACTATCAACGAACTGAACATGAAGATGAACTGGATGCCCGATGTCGTCATAGTCGATTACATCGGTTGCGTGGCGTCCAATCGAATCAAGGTAGGATCGACTAACAGTCACTTCTATCTGAAGAGCGTAGCCGAAGAGATTCGAGCTATGGCTATCGAGTATAACATCGCTTGCTGGAGCGCGATGCAGCTTACTCGATCGGGTATGGGTTCTAACGATGTAGAGATGACGGACATCGCCGAATCCATAGGTATCCCTGGAGTCTGCGATCTCATGCTCGCCGGAATGCGAAACGAGGAGACGGACTCTATCGGACAGATCATCTTCAAGCAGCTCAAAAACAGATTCAGAAAGATGCAGTATCGCCCCAAGTTCGTTTTAGGGTGCGACTTCGATCAGCAACTCTTCTATGATCTGTCTCAGAGCGAACAAAATCTGGTCGCAGATACGGCAGCCGTTCAAATCGATTCTGCGAAGATTCAAGAGAAGTTCCAATCTAATAAGAGAAGAAAAGGTCGCTTCGAAAACGTCGATGTAGGAGAATAGCTGATGCTTAAAAAAGAATTTATCGATTTTGTCTATCAGAATAACATCATCCAGCTCGGAACGGTTCAACTAAAGAACGGTGATTACTCGGATCACTTCTTCAACTTCGGTAGGGTGGATACGCCCGATGCTCTATTCCATCTATCGAAGTGGTTAGTCGAGTTGGTGGGCGATGTCGAGTTCGATGCGGTTTTTACTTCGGCTTACAAGGGGATCACCGTTCAAACCGGTTTCGCTTTGGAGTATGGATACCAGTACCCACTCAAGAAGATCAGATTCGGATATCAGAGAAAAGAAGAGAAGGCACACGGGGAAGAGGGGAAAGTAGTTGGTTATCAGCCGAAGAAAGGAGACAGAGTTCTTCTACTGGATGATGTCTTCACCACCGGTTACAGCATCGATGAGATGATGAAATTTTTAAAAGGCTTCGGTGCCATCCCGGTTCTGGCGATGGTGTCGATACTTCGAGCCGACGAAAAGCTCTTCTCCAAATTCAAGAAACAGATTGGTATTCCGATTCGTTATCTCATCCACGATGATGAGATCACGGAAGTTTATAGAGACTACAGAGGTTGACATCATGAAAAAATTGCTTTTGGTTGGTTTGCTGCTGTACTCCACTCTCGCGCCCGCGCAAGGGTATGGGCCACCTCCACGTTGGAATGGGCCCGCTTATCCGGAAGGTAGACATCATTATCCACCTCCCCCACCACGATATCACGAACACCATCGATATCATGAAAATTATCGATACGAAGGGCCCAGATTTCATCGCCCACCGCACCCCTGGGGGTGCAACTGGAGCGGCAGGCACGGTTGGGACTGTCGCATTAGGGATACCGAGCGCCCCTACCCACGCTGGTAGGCGCTGACGCGGTGTAACATTTTCGTGGAAATATTTTCGCAAAATTTTTCCTGAAAGGCTTGACATTCAGGATCGTTGTGTTATACTATGCACAAGAAGTAGGAAAACACAACGGAGACCGAAGATGACGCGCAAAACCTCGAAAACTGCCACTCACCGCCACGTTGCGAACTGCACTGTTAAGTTCTCCAACGTCAAACACAAGTTCGGGGGTGACATGATTCGGGTAGTCTTTAGTAACGGCGAAGTGACCACTTTGTCCGCGAAGCGTTTCAACGAGCTGTTCACCGTAAACTGATTGGAGCCTACCGATGTTCAACGTATCCGAAATCCGCGAGACCCTGAAGACCGCCGCCGCTGCTCAAGTGCAGCAATACTCGCAGTACCGCGGTCACTTCGATGACTATGTGCTGGTACGGGCTCGCAAGAACGTGAAGTCGAAGCTGGGTCAGTCTTTCGTGAAGGACGAGGTCGCGATTGCCCGTCCCACGATTTACGAACAGCAACGCACTCTCCCAAGCGGTCGGGTAAAGATTTATTACACCATCGTGGTGTGGTCCCTGACCAACCGTTGCGATACCCACGTGATACTGGACGAGATCCAGATTCTCGAAGACGTGAAACTTTCCCGAGACACGATTTAAGTGGAGACCGAGATGGAAACTTCCGAACTGGTCCGTGCCATTGCGCTAAAAGCGGATTCTAATTCCCCGATGTGGGTTGCCTGGTCCAAACTGAATTTGGCTAAATTGGTAGATGCCGGTAAAGTGGACGAAGCGTGGGAGCTGCTGCTCGAAGCGGCTCGCGAATCGGTCCCGGAATTGGTTAAGTCTGTCGAAAACCAAGGGTGAGTGAAATGACGACTCTCAAGCAGATGTATTACCGCTACCTCGAAACCCAAGTACCTGGGTCGTTCTTCGAAGTAGATCTCTGCACCGGCAAGTACCTTTGCTGGTCGGTCCCTCACCAGCAGCAGTACACGATTTATAATTGGCTGGGCAAAGTCATGGGACAGGGGATCAGCCAAACCAGGCGTTATGTTTGGTTGGGCAACAAGGGTGCGGTTTACGTGACTAAGTCATCTAAGTTCGAGAAGAAGGAAGCGGATGACACCGATATCGTGCTCCCCATGAAAAAGTGGGTTTGGAAGACTTATTTTAACATCGACCTATGAGGTGAACCGTGACCGTAAAATTGTGGAAAGTGTATCTTTTCGTTCTGGTGATGGGAGTGGGCTGGGTTTTGAATGTAATCTCTCTTGCTAACCTGGCAATGGCGAATGCCCCTGTCGACACGATGTTCGTCCTCAAGATCATAGGCGTCTTCGCCGCCCCAATGGGGTCTATCCTCGGGTGGTTTTACTCATGATCAAACAGCTCATTATCATTCGCCGCGACCTCAAGATGAGGCGCGGTAAAGAGATCGCCCAAGGCGCTCATGCTGCCATGGCGTTTCTCACTTCGGTCATCTCACCAGAAGGGCATTTCAAGCGAGCCCTGACCTATAAAGAACTGCTCTGGATAGGCGGGTCTTTTACGAAGGTCGTACTGCAAGTCCACGATTGGGATGCTCTGATAAACGCTTTCCAACTCGCCCGAGAACACGGCATCGAGGCAAAACTGATTACCGATAACGGAACAACCGAGTTCAACGGTGTTCCGACTGTTACCGCTCTCGCTATCGGTCCCGAAGATAGCGAGGTTTTAGATCCATTGTTCGGGAACCTGAAGCTTTACTAAACTTTACTCTAACACAAGAGGTGAATATTATGGCCAACAAGAACGTTTTTCGTACCAGCCGCTATGTTGCTCCTGCTCCTACCGACACCGTGAATAACGCGGGTGGTGTGGCGTATGCTCTTGCCGATAAGGAGGCTCTGGCTCAGTTGGTGATGACCGGTACCTTTAACGGCACCTTCTACACTTCGGCTGAGAATCAGATCGACAATGTCAAGAATCTGCTCGACAAGCTCGGTCCTGCCGAGGCGTCGTTCATTGCCAAGCTCGCTATCCACGCGCGCAAGCAGGGTTTTATGAAGGACACCCCGGCGTATCTGGTGGCGTGGTTGTCCAAGAACGGACCCGAGGTCTTCAAGACCGCTTTCGGGCATGTTATCGATAATGGTAAGATGCTGCGCAACTTCGTGCAGATCATGCGTTCTGGTGCTATCGGACGCAAGTCTCTGGGTACCGCTCCGAAGACCATGGTGAAGAACTGGATTTCCGGGTCTTCAACCAATCAGCTGATTCGCGCGAGCGTGGGTAACACTCCATCTCTGGCGGACATCATCAAGATGGTCCATCCGACTCCGATTAACCTGGCTCAGAATGCGCTGTTCCAGTGGATCCTGAACGGCAAGGTGGATGCCGACTCCTATCATTATCTGCCGCAGACGGTCAAGGATCTGATGGCGTTCCGTTCGGGCGATAGCAAGGAGATGCCGAACGTGCCGTTCGAGCTTTTGACTTCTTGCGAGTTGTCAGTTGACAACTGGAAGGACATCGCGCGCAATGCGGGCTGGCATATGACTCGAATGAACCTCAACACCTTCGAGCGCAAGGGTCTTTTCAAGGATCCGGAAATGGTCTACACCATCGCCGACAAGCTGCAGGACACCAGTCAGATCGTGAAGGCTAAGGTGTTCCCGTATCAGATCTTCACCTCATGGATGAATGCGACGAGTGCGCCGGTTCCGATTCGCGAGGCTCTGGAGAAGGCTCTGGATTTCTCTCTCCAGACCGTTCCGGTCTTCGACGGTAAGACTTACATCTTCGTGGATGTCAGCGGCTCCATGAACAGCCCGATTACCGGACATCGTGCTGGAGCGACTTCGAACATGCGTTGCGTGGATGTGGCGGCTTTGATTGCGTCTTCGTTGATGCGCGCCAATGCAGGTAATGTGGAAGTGACTATGTTCGACACTCGCATCCATCCCGGTACGACTCTGCGTCCTACGGCGTCGGTTATGGAGAACGCCCGTATTATCGCGAAGTTCGGTGGTGGTGGAACGTCTTGCCAGTTGCCGATGCAGGATCTGGTCTATCGCAAGAAGAAGGGTGATCTGATCATCTACATCAGCGACAACGAGAGCTGGTTCACTCTCAGGCAGAACGCTTGGGGCGGTAACCACGGCACCGAGACTGCGCAGGCCTGGGCTGACTTTAAGGCGTACAATCCGAAGGCTAAGATGGTTTGCATCGATCTTCAGCCGGGGATGACCACTCAGGTGCAGTCGGACCCGCGAGTTTTGAATGTGGGCGGGTTCAGCGATGCGGTTTACGATGTAATCGCTAACTTCGCTTCTCAGTCCGCGGACAAGGACTTCTGGATTAAGGAGATCGAAGCCTCGGTGACTATCTGAATAAATAGTGTGATGGATCACACTAAAAAATTTAAACACTAAATTTGAAGGGTGCATGGTCCTAAAGACTGTGCACCCTTTTTTATTCGGAGAACAACATGCTATCATTCAAAAAATGGTATAACCTACACGAAGGCGGTAATGTCATAATCGGCGACACCGCAGCAGAACGAATCGACCTCAAGACAATCGATAGAAAGAGAGTGGTATCCGAGATCGGTAAGGCTCTTAAAGCCATCTCCGACCGTTACGCCAGTTTCCACGGAATGCCTCTCTGGGGCGATGACTTATTCAGAGATAAAGGGTTCTTGAGCGGTTCTTCGCTTCATCTCTTCAATGCCGCCATCCCGGATGAGACTTTCGTCAAGCACAAGCCTACTGTCGGAGATATCGATACCCAGGTAGACGGCAATCAGAAGAAGCAGATAGAAGACTTCCTGAAGAAGTTGCCTGCCGGTGAGAAAGTCGGTAACACCCTCTATGTCGGTTATAAGCCGTCCGGTGATCAGTTCATCACTCTCTGGACTATACCGTCTCTCGGTATCTCGGTACAAGTCGATTTAGAACTCGTGGACTTCAAAGACGGACGCCCGACTCCGTGGAGTACGTTCAGTCACGGCTCTCCTTGGGAAGACCTATCGATGGGTATCAAGGGAGTCTTCCAGAAGTATCTACTCAGAGCTTTCCAAGCGCGCACAGCCAAGGATGTCTTGATCAGAGCCAAGACGCCCAGAGGTAAGGACAAGATAATCAGGAAGTCCGATTTGGCTTTCTCCTTAAAGGGACTTCGAGTTAGAATGACTCCGGTTCTCGATGCTCAGGGTAACCAGACGTTCAAGAACGGGATGCCGGTATATGACGAAGTCGACTCGGCTACAGCAGATTACATCACCGATTTAGATGTTCTCTTTACGTCCTTCTTTGGAGTGAAGGGGAATAAAGCGGAAGTCGAGCAGATGGGCTCGTTCGTCGGTTTAGTAGGGCTGATGAAGAAGTACATGAGTCCTACGGATCAGAAGAAGGTTCTCGACGGATTCGCGAATGTCCTTTGGGAGAAGGGTGCCCAAGGTTTAGTCAGAGGAGATCCCAGAGCCGATTACGATACCAAGATCAGGGCTTTCGATTTCATCACCAAAGGCTTGGGCATCGGTTCAATCGAAGATTTCGACTCGGTAATAAATAGTTATTACAAGGGATATAAGGCATGATTAGGTTTAGAGATTTTATAGCCATTCAAGAAGAAGTGGTCGCTTCAAGAAGACAAGGCATTACTCACCTCCAGGAAATGAAACCCGAAGAATTCGTCGCCTGGATGAGAACCGTTAAAACCGAGTTAGGGGGTATCTTGAAGAATGTCAAAGCCGTCATGAAGATCGATGGACTGGGTGCTCGATTCGGAAAGGATGCTAACGGCCGACCTTTCTTCGAGGGCAGCAGGACCGGTCCCGTATTCGATAGCGGCGCCTTTAGTGCTCATGCCAGAGGGAAGACGGACGATGTCGAAATGATAGCGAGAGCCGTTCACTATGATAACATGCTCGAGATCTTCAAGAAAGAAGACTTCATGAGTGCTCTTCCGAACAACACGAAAGTCGTGTGCGAAATCTTCTATAACCCGATGGCGGAAGAGACCGAGAAGGGAATCAAGTTCGTGACAGTGAGCTATGATAAGAGTAGGTTGGGCTCTCTGATGACGATTATGCCTTATACGGTACTGGATGCGTCTTCTGGGCACGATTCGCCGGATAAGAGCAGCATTTTGAAATCACTCTATCAGAAGAGCTCGGATAAGATCAAAATCATCGATCCCAATCTCAAGTTCACGGAAATCGATGTCAGCGTTTACGCCGACGCGGCGAGCGTCTATAGCGATGAGTCTCTGCAAATCTTAAAGAGCCGTAAGGCAACGGACAGGGCAGACAAGCAGAACCTTCTGAACGCTCTTCAAAAAATCAAAGATGATTTGGCTGATTACCTACTGACTCATCCCGGAATAGAAGGTAAGTTCAAACTAGGCCCTGAGATAGAAGGCGTGGTTCTGCACTTGCCCGATAGGGCCACGGGTACGGCGCCTTATAAAATTACCACCGATGCTTTCAAAGCATCGCATTCTAGGAAGTAGAACATGATTGGCAGAAAGACACTAGCCGACTTGGCTGATCAAAATAAAACCTATTATGATCTGATTGTTAAACCGAGCAAGAATGTTAGAAAATTGCCTTACAAGATTCACCCTAAAGGTGCGGTGATGCTGAAGGCGGCACGGAAGTGAGTATACTCAATACGCGGTAATTCCTGCGAAAGAAAAGGTTAACATTCTGAATTCCAAATTGAAAGCTATCGGGAGCATGGATACGCTTCAGGTATCTTGGAAAGGAAAGGTAGGCTATGTGTCGCTGAATAGAATTTTAGCACCCAACCTCATCGGACGATTGAAGAATGTCTTTCAGAAACCTGTCAAACAACCTGATTCCAGAATCAACTATCTGAATAAGAAGATACGAGAGTGTCTGCAGTCGGTTGCTCAAGCACGATCGGCTCTTCCTAATGCTCAACCGCTTCAAGGATTGACGATACAGATTAAAGGTCAGAATTCGACGAAAGAGATGGAGAATGTGGCTTTTGCGTTCGACATCCCGCTAACGAAGGACTCTTTAGCTGATTTTGCTTTCGGGTCTTCTCGAACCGACCTGTCATACTGGTTTGCAAAGGTTCCCGATCCACCCAGCCTATCCGAGTTCTTTCAGGATATCAAATCCTTCATCTACTCCGACTCGTATCTTCAGAGGTTTTTAGACCAAGTTTTCAATAACTACATCGATAAGTCAGAAGGTAAACTCGCTCTCCAAACTTCTGTCTATCAGATACTCAATCCCAGCAACAATGAAGCCAGACAGTTCTTTATGAAAGCTATATCCGGTCCTACCGGAGCCATGAATGCCAACAGTGCTTCTAATGTTACATTCTATGCCAATGGTGATCCTACTCTCACTTTGGTAGACCCGGTCGCTGGTTTATGCAAGATGACCTTTAGTGAGGAAGTTCAGTTGAAAGAAGATTTGATCGCTGTCTTCAATCAGAAGAAATCGTGTATCGTTGTCGAAAATTCTATGGGAGCGGTTGCTAAAATCAAAGGGAAAACGATTAGGAACATTTCGATAGGTCTTTATTACATTGATTACATTAGAATGTTAAGAGATGCCATCGAACTTAAATAGATAGATTATAGGAAAAGCAAATGGAAAAACTAAAGCCGGTCGAGTTGTTCTTGGGGCGTATGCAACCGCTGCATAACGGACATAAGAAGATTATAGATTCGATGAAAAACCCTATCGTCGTAATCGTTAAAGGCAAGAAAAGCGGTGCCGATGCGGAACGCAATCCTCTGGATGAAGAGTACCAGAAGAAACTGATCGAAATGATCTTCCCGGGACTCGAGGTCTCTATCAGCCCAAATGGTTTCTTACCGGGCATCCTGGGATACTTCAGAAAGCAAGGTAAAGAAGTCACCAAGATCTATGCCGGTGCCGACCGTATTGCCGGCTATCAAGATGCTATCAACCGAGCCAACGAGAAGATGCCGGAAGACCAAAGATATCGTGTCACGTTCCAAGAGACCGAAAGGGTGACGAGCGCGACCACGGTAAGAAACGCTATCAAGAGCGGAGACAAAGACACCTTCAAGAAACTGGTGCCTTCCGCTATATGGGGTGAGTGGGATACGCTCAGAAAGAAGTTAGGTGTCATGAAAGAAGGGATTCTCAAATTCGGTCAGTGGATGGAAGATGCCGCAGTAACCACGACCGTTGCGATTAAAGATGCCCAGAAGGATATTCCTTTGGGTCCTATGGTGAGAAGAAAGCGAAAGAGAGGTGCATAACATGCGGACTACCAAAGATCCCGTCTGTCGTTTATGATTTAACTATTCCCGGAACTGGTGAGGTTATCAAGTTCAGACCGATGCTCGTAAAAGAGTATAAGGCTTTGCTGCAATCTCAAGAACTGGGAGATGATACCGGATTTATCAACACTATCAGAGGAATCATCGATGATTGTCTTCTGAATAAGGTAGATGTCGACGATTTGCCGATGTATGCCATCGATTACATCTTCCTTCGAATCAGAGCTAAGAGCGTCGGGGAAATGGTATCCGCCGAGTATAAGTGTAACGCTATGGTTGACAAGCTAACCGATCACGATGAAAACGGTGTAGCCCACTCATCGGAGAAGAAGCCCTGCGGTCAAAAGTTTATCGTTCAATTTAACCTGGAAGATGCCTTCGTTAAGTTCCCTGAAGACTTTCATAAGAAGTGCGTCATACAATTAACCGACGACATCGGTATCAGACTAAAGGCGCCGACTTTTAGGAGATTTCGCAGCGTGGGTTTAGAAGGGAAAGGTATGCTGGACATTACCGACGAATACGTTTTCGCTTGCGTCGACTCCATCTTCGAAGGAGAGAAAGTGATTACACCCTCCGAGTTCACTCTCGACGAACTCAGAGAATTCATAGAATCATTTCCGGCGGATAAGATAGATGCTATCTCCGAGTTCTTTCAGAATCAACCGAAAGTGACTATGGTGATGACGCTCACTTGCCCTGCATGTAAAAACCAAGCCATCGTCGAACTCAACGGGTTAAAAGATTTTTTCGACTGATGTTCGCGAATGGCGAGCTTGCGGACATCTATAGAACGGATTTTTTGCTTGCCAAGGAACATAACATCACGTTATCGGAAATCAACGATATGGTTCCGTTTGAAAGGATGATTTACATAGGTATCATCATAGATTACCTAGAGAAGAAACAGAAGGCTATGCGCCAATTTTAAGGGAAGAGTAAATGCCATTACCCACTATAAAAACAGTCGCACAAAAAACCGTTGGGGGTTTAAAGTCGATAAAGGAACGTTTGAGTACACCGACACCGGCGTCTCCAGCAGAGACTCCCGCTCAATCGAATACTCCACCGACACCGACTAGAAATGTACCTACTCAAAGAGCTGCAAACAACCCGATTTCCAGGGTATCTAATACTGCCCGAAATCGACCTGCTGTTCCCGATGCCGGTGCGATTGCTTTTTCTAGAAACCAAGAAGCCAATGATAGGGCCATAGAGAGATCGAGAGCAGGATACAATCCGCTGATTCCTCTGATCCAAAATGTCAATATCACTCTGGTTCGGAATCGATAAAACTCTAAACAGCATTTTATCTATTCTTAAAGATCATCTCGACAACCTGCAATCCAATATGGGTAATACCGGAATCGGATTTACCGACATTGCAGGAGTCGTAGGTGGTGCAATAGGAGCGAAGACCCTTAAAGATAAGATCTTTGGACCGAAGGGTGGTCCAAAGCCACCTGGTGGAGCTACACCACCGGGTACGACGGCACCTAAGAAAGCGGGCTTCTTTGAAAAAGTCTTTGGTAAAAGTGGTTCGTCTATTGCCGATGCCGCTCACGGAAGACCACCTATTTCGACAGCCGCAGGTGCGGCAGGAGAAGTGGGTGCGGCTGAAGCAGGAGCAGCAGGAAAGGCGGGAGGCTGGTTTGGTAAACTCGGCAAGTTCATGAAGTTGGGTTCTAAAGTCGCGGCGCCATTAACGGTTGCCATGACCATGGCGGAAAACATGGATGAGCTTTCGAAGACAGGCGCAGTAAATCCTCTCGCGCAAGCTGGAAAAGCGGCGGGAGGATTAGGTAAAGTGTTCGATACGGATAAGCCTTTCTTCTCGATGAGTCGTTTGGAAGGTGCCGGTGAAGCCATAGGTGGCGCTACGGGTGCTGTCTATGGTGTCGGAACGCAGATAGGTAAGGCGATAAACGACATCATACCCGATGATGTCTCCGATCAGATCGTGGATGGTATAGTCAGTCTCTTCGGTGGGGAAACGAATGCCGATAGAGCCAAGAAGCAGAAAGAACTGGAAGAGAAGCAAGCCAAGGACTGGGAAGAGCGCAAGAAGATTCGCGAAGCCGAAAAGAAGAGACTGGAAGACGAACAGAAGAAAGTCGACGAAGATAAGAAGGCTGCGGAAGAGAAGAGGATCGCGGAAGAGAGAGCTATCCTGAAAGAAGGACAGATGACTGCATCTGCTGGTAATACGGCAGGCGCGGTCAGTGATACTCCTGGAGTCAATGTCGCCAATACAGCGGACGTGGGTGGATTGAAACCATCATCTTCTTCGGTATCAGGAACGCTGAAAGGATTCGATACCAGTAAGCTACCCAAGCAGTTTAAAGACTTTGTGGCAGAAGTAGACAAAGAAGGCACCTATAAAGGTGACCCGAATTGGGCTCGAGAAGAAGCCAAGGATCGCTGGGATGAGTATGTGATGGAGGAGAAAAAGAAAGCCGTTCAGGTTCCTACTCCTACTCCAACTTCTCCTACTCCAGTGACTTCTGTAACGACACCTAACATCGTAGAGGCTACGCAAAAAGCAGCAATGGCGGTACAGATTAACCAGCCGAAGGATCAACCGATTCCGGTGGCTATGACCGATGAGAAGGGAACACCGTTAGTCAGCTCGGTCGATAGAAAAGAGCAGGCCAACCTTCTTGGTGGGTCTACGCCAGCGCCAGCGCCAGCGCCTCCCGCTCCACCGCCAGCGGGAGCGCCAGCGGCACCGCCGGCAACCACAGGGGCGGGAGCGCCAGCAGCGGTACCAGCGCCGGCAGCAGGAGCACCGACGGCACCAGGAGCGCCGGCAGCCGCGCCAGTGGCACTGGGAAAGATAGATCATACGCCATCGACATCAACCAGAAGCGTATCACAAACTCTGGAAGAATTAGGTTTAACTCCTGAAAGAATTTCGACCATTGCAAAAGCGGCGGGATTCGACATCAGTGTCGAAGAAGCCAAAAACAGCCCGGATAAAGCATTAGCGAAGATCGGTGTTAATGTGGCTTCGCTCTTGCATCAGAGCGAAGCTGAAACGCATATACCGACTGAAAAAACGCCATGGAGAGCGTTTAGTACAGAACAAAGAGGTAGCGGTAGTAGAGCCGGGACAGAGACGAAGAGAACGAACTCTAAATTCGGTGGGCAACCGACGGTAATAGAACAAGCTAAAGTTCATGCGGCAGTTCAAGATGTCGTGGCACAAGCACAAACGCCGACCACTCCATCGACACCGGTAACCACTCAACCGATTCCTGCACCGGGAATGGGCACGGGGGCACCAACAGCACCCGTGGCACCAGCGGGAGCGCCAGCACCAACCGCACCCGGACAACGAACGGTTGCGGGATCATATACACCGACACCCGAAGATTCGAAATACTTCAAAGGTGATTTGAGTAAGCTGAAGGGAATGGATCCTGTCTTTGTCGATAAGCTCAAAGCCGCATCGGCAGAAGCGGGAGTCGCGTTGCCATTGACATCTGGATTTAGAACGCAAGAAAAGCAAGACCAGCTAAGAGCCGAAGCCGTTAAGAAGTATGGAAGTGAAGAGGCGGCATCTAAATGGGTCGCCAAAACCAGTATTCACACAACCGGTAATGCAGCCGACTTCAGCATGGGCGGCGATGCGGAGAAGTTCTGGAACAGCAATCCCGCTCTCGTTAAAGCGATGGAGAAGCAGGGGCTACATCGCCCGCTATCAAATGAAGCCTGGCATTGGGAAAGCGATCTCACTAAGGGTCAAAACCGAAAGGGACTTGCCGCTAAACTGATCGAACAAAGAAATGCTTCGCTTGCCGCAGGGACTCAACCACAAACAGGACAAGCTTCACTTGCTCAAACAGCACAAGGAGTGGCAACAGGAGTACCTGCAATGCTGGCTGCACAGGGAGTACCTGGTGCAGCCGCAGTATCTGGCGCAGTAGCAAAAGCACCTAAAATATCTGCGGATGTAATGGGAAGATTCAATCAGGTAAAAGGTAATCTTCAACAAGCTGCTCAAGCAACCGGTGTCAATGCGGGCACTTTGGCAAAAATAACCAATATAGAAAGTAGGTTCAAGACAGATGCAAAAGCGGGTATATCGAGTGCTCAAGGATTGGGTCAATTCATAAACTCGACATGGACAGAACAAATGGCTGCTCATGGAGCCAAATATGGTGTAAAGGGTTCTGGACCTAAAGGACAGATAACCAAAGAAGATGCTGAAAAGTATCGTAATGATCCACAGATGCAGGCTAACATGCTGGCAGAGTATAGCAAGCAAGGTATTAAGCTGGGCGAGAAGTATAACCTTGGCGATCAAGATGCCATGGTGTATGCACACCATAACCTTGGTCCTGGTGGTGCGAAAAGGCTATTTGAAGCTGCGGGCAAGAATCCTAATGCGCCTATTACTTCGGTTCTTACTGCTAAAGAAATAAAGAATAACCCGTCTCTTTATAAATCAGGGATGACTGCTAAAGAAGCTTTTGATAATCTTGGTAAAAAGATGCGTGAAGGCGAGAAATTCGCACAAGAAATGGGGGCACCATCTCAGCAGATCTCAGCATCTCCAACGACTCCTACAGCACCACAAGTCACTCCGGCTCCAACGACTACGACGGCACCACAAGTCGAGACGGGAACCGCAATGGCTCCGCCGCCACCGGCAACCGCTGCTGCTCCTGCGACTCAACCGGCTCCAACGACTACGACAGCAACTCAACCAGCACCTACTCGAGTACCGGTCGCTGCGGGTAAAATCGATCATAAGCAATCCACTTCAACCAGAAGTGTCGATAGCTCTTTGGCTGAAATGGGATTGACTCCCGATATGGTGAAAGCCGGCGCTTCCGCATTGGGTATGGGTGAGAAGAGCGCCGACGAGCTATTGACCATGGGTGGAAAAGAAATCGCCTCATTGCTTCATCAAGGAGAAGCCTACACTCATACACCGACTGCAGAAACACCATGGAGAGCGTTCAGTTCGGCACAAAGAGGTAACGGTAGTAGAGCAGGAAAAGAAACGATTAGAACCAACTCGAAGTTCGGTGGACAGGCTACGGTCGAAGAAAAGGCGCGTCTTTCTCCAAATCCTATTGCTCAAAATACGGTTAGCGGCATGACTCCACCGGCTGCCGATATCTCTACTCAGGCGCCATCGGATGTTGCTGCATTAGGACCAAGAGCGGCTCAAAACTATAACCTGCTGGGTATGCCGCAAGTCCAAGCATCATTGGATGCTTTGCAAGCAGGTGGCGCAAAGATAGGTAGCGGTCTGTCGGCAGTCGATGCGATCAGGCAAAGCGGCGGACTCGGTCCTATGGTGGGCGGTGACCTTTCAGGATTAGTGGGTCGTGTAGCACCGGAGTTATCTTCTGCGGTCAACGGTATTCAAGGTGTCTTTAATCAGTCGTTATCCGGCGGTGGGGGATTCGCAAGGAACTTCAATCAAGCTACCGGCAACGCCTTAAAAGGAACCGGAATACCTAAAGCCATAGGCTCTGCATTAGGCACCTCTGGAATTCAAGGACCTATATCGGTCGGCAATGCTGCAGGCGGGGTGCTTTCATCTCTGATGGGAGGTGGGGCTGCTCCATTACAAGCCACACCTAATCAAGGACTCGGTAATGCATTAGAGAACGCGGGATGGAATGATAAGATGGGTGAAATGCAAGCCAGTGCCTCGACTCAAAGTGCTATGAGTGCCCAGAATAGTGCAATGAGACCGTCGGAGACCAGAGGACCTTCCGAAAGAGGATCCTCTGTCATGGACGGTCAAAATACACCAATAGAGGTTAGAAACCCCGAGTCGAGTATCAGGCGATTAACCGATATGCTGATCGCGTATACCTTCGGTTAAGAGTTTCTTCCGCCCGATAGGGCATCGAAGAGATTCGCGAGGCTGCTGATTAAGGTGTCGTCTTCTGCCGGTGCGCTTCGAGCGAGTGCGATGAGGTCTGCTTTTTCGCTCTTCGCTCTATTCAAAGTCGAGGCTCTGACTGCTGCAGAAGATGATTTAAAGAGCGCGCTGTTATTGGCGATCTTGTAGTCTTGAATAGCGGAAACGATGTCGACGTCGCTCATCTTATCGATGCTTCTTCCCGATAGTGCCTTGGTGATGAGCGAAGTTCCTCCACCGAATTGCACGCTCGTGGACCATATCGCATCCTGTACGGCTGGACCTCTCTTCGTGAGATCGATCCCTTTTTGCCTCAGCAAATCGATTTGAGGTTGATAGTGAGTCAGGCGAATGAACTCATGCTGCTTCTCGCCGAAGTCGGGATAATACTCCGGTGCCTTCTTCCAAAGCGCAGTGAACTTCGGTGTACCGGGTTCGGCAAAACCGAAGTATTGCGTATATCCCATTCGTTTGACGAAGACGGCACAGGTTCCGGTTTTAGAGGATAGCTGATAGGTTCCGATAAGAAACACCACCGCGATCGCCCGCACCGGAAGAGACGGTCGTCGGTCCGCCATTCTTTCCGACTTCATATCTGCGAGATGTATCTCCTAATTGCCAACTCATGACTTATCTCCCCAGCCGCTAGATGGCTCTTCTGGTTCTTCGTAAGGTACTCGTCTAGTGACAGGCTTAGTTCTATGATTATCATCGGGGTTATCCTCTTGATATTCTATTTCAGCGTTCTCGGCAGCAGTATTCTTATTATCCGGTAGGAAGGCACCGATAGATCCGACGATAGCTATCGCGATGGGGATGATTGCCTCGGCTTGTTCGGGATGCTGGGTTGCCCATGTACCGGCAATCAGCATGATGATACCACGCCAGGTACTGGCTTCTCTCAATCGAGCCAGAATGTATTTGATGATGATTTGCTTCATTTCAATCTCCTTTATGATTTTAATTATTTGGAGAAATCGTATATTGATGTTTGATGTTTTTTAAAATGTCCAGCATTCTCTTATGGTGAGGAACGGGATCGTTCGGATTCAATGAATTCAAGAATAACAGGCATGACTTAACCACACCGAATTCATCATCGCAGCATATCACTCTCCAAATCATATTGGATGCTTCGATCCCAAAGACATTCAAACAGATGATGATGTTATTGAGCAGAAGTCGGTCACTCACGGAACCAGATGCGAGAAAACGCCTAGCCATCTTTCGAGTGATATAAAAACGAAAGAAGTCGCGTCTGAACTCTTCTTCATTGAATAGAGTTTTATTGGGATAGGCGTCGAGAGCTATCTTGACGACATATTCACGATCGGTAAGTAACTTAGACATTATGAACCGTTTTGAATCTTCTTGGGGCGTCCTCTTCCTCTCTTCTCGGGAACCGCTTCAACTACCTTGGTCTCTTCGGAAACCGGTTCCAATGTGGCTACGGATCCCTCGTAACTCGGTTCCGTAATGATTTGAACGAAGGCGTTCTCGATGACCTCGGGGCTTTCTTCCGTGGTGATTTCAACGAATGAATTCTCAACCGGGCATTCTGCAGGAGTTTCGATTTCGAGTACGACAGACGGTTGCTCTTGTTCGATTCTGGATTTGAGACCTCTCAGAGAGATTAGAATTTCTCCGGTTTTAGGGTGAACCCAGCCTTGTTCGGTTGCAACAGCATAAGGAGCCCATTTTGGGGGTGTCAGATTTTTCATACTTCTTACCTCTTTTACATGGATATAAACGTATTTATGCCCCAGGACTTGACAAGTTGGGATCGATGTGCTATACTATGAAAAAGTCGAGGTGAACAACATGCTATGGGTAGACATCAAGTATGCGAATATTCTGGGAGGCAAGCTAACCAAGTTCAAGATGAAAAGTCAAACCCCCTACATCGCCAACTATAGATGTCCTCTTTGCGACGATATCGAAGAGAAGAAGCGAGCCAGAGGTTATCTGTTAGAGAAGGATGGAAAGATTAGTAGCTATTGTCACAACTGCGGGGCATCGATGTCGTTAGGCTCCTTTATCGGAACGATAGACTCGCATCTGTATCAGGAATACCGACTGGAAACTATGAAGGAACGCTGGGGAAAGCCCGTTGAGGAGAAGGAGATAAAGTTCTCCAAACCCGTATTCAAACGATCTATCAAGCTGGGTATGCCACTTTCTGAAGGACTAAATAATGCTGCCTATGATTATGCGGTGGGTAGAAGGATACCTTCTCGATTTTACGATAGTCTCTTCTATCTGGAAGATCTTAATCTCTTGACCAGTCAGATAGAGAAGTATAAGGACACCCGATTCAGTAAAGAACCCGTCTTGGTGATCCCCTTCTATACATCGGAAAGAGAGTTCAGCTACATCAACTGCCGCTCCATCTCCCCGTCAGCGTCTTTCAGATATTACGTTTTAGAAGTCAGCGATAGTCATCCCAAGATTTGGGGACTGGAGTTCGTTGACTGGACGAAGCCCGTCTTCGTCTTCGAAGGACCTATCGACGCCATGTGCGTGCCTAACTCGATTGCCATGGCGGGAGTCAGCGGAAACGAATCCATTAAGTTCATCACTTCTAAGAAGAAAAAAGAGGACATCTGTTTTGTTTACGATAGCGACTGCATCTACAACAAAGAAGTTCACAAACAGGTTCAGAAGAGAATACACGAAGGTTTTAGCACGGTTATCTATGATAAAAATTTCCCAGGAAAAGATGTTAATGAGGTGATATGCCATGACCTAATGACACCCGACGAAGTTTATGAGTATCTTCAAAATCGTTCGTTTAGTGGGCTTCGTGCCCAGATAGAACTTTCGCATCAAACCAAAGCCCAAAAAATCTCTTAGAGGAAACCAATGAAAGAATATGATGATGATTACCCGCGCCGCTCGAAGCCAGTAGAAAAGGGTAGAAAGACTCAGAAGTTAAGAAATCTGTTCAAGAAAATCGATCCGCACGCCATCCCTCAGATTGAAGAAGATGAAGAGTTCGAGGAGTTGGATCATTTTACCAAGATAGTCCATGCGAGAAGATAACATGCTAATCTTATTTGATTTTTCACAAATTGTGATCTCGTCCGCCATAGAATACCATTCACAAACCAAGGAAGCCATCGAACTTCCTCTCTTGCGTCACATCTCTTTGAACAACATCCTGTCGTATAGGAAGAAGTTCAAAGCGAAGATCGAGGAAATGATCATCTGCTGCGATGGCAGAGACTACTGGAGAAAGGGCGTCTTCCCTCTCTACAAGCAGAACCGAAAGAAGGATCACGACAAATCGGCGTTCAACTGGGACAAGTTCTTCGAGGACTTCAACCAAATCAAAACCGAGATCAAAACCGAACTACCCTTCAATGTGGTCGAGGTCTATGGGTGCGAGGCAGACGATGTCATTGCAGTTCTCAGCAAGCAGCAATGCCCGCATCAAGACAGAATCATCATCATATCCAGCGACAAAGATCTGATCCAAATACAAGAGAACATCTGCCCGAAAGTCGAGCAGTGGTCTCCGTTTCACAAGAAGAACATCTCCCCCAAAACCAACTCCTATAGTCTATTCGAGCATGTGATTAGAGGAGACGCCGGCGATGGCGTACCCAACATCTTAAGCGACGACGACGTCTTCATGGACGATAGCAAGCGATCAAAACCGATTCGAGCCACCAACATCATGCAATGGGAACAGAACGGCGGGCTCGGGTACCCCGAAAGGTTCTGTAAATCGGAGGAGATGCTTGAGCGTTTCAACCGCAACCTCAATCTAATCGACCTCCGCCAGATCCCCGAATGCTTCGTCAAGAAGATCGTAGAAGAATTTTCGAACTTCCAGAAACCCCCAGCTAATGTATTCGGATATCTTACGAAACACAAGCTCAAGAAGATTTTAGAATCGGGGGTGCTATAAGATGAAGAGGTGTTTGGTGGCGATGGTGAGTTTCATAATTTTTATTTTCGAGTTTTTGCTGCAACTTATCGGGTTATTCATCAACGCCATCGCCACCATTCCTGTCATCTTCCTACTCTGCATCTTCAGATACCATAACAGAATACAATTCTTGACATCTAAAACTTCATTCTTTATAGTAGAAGAAACAGAAGAAACTTGAGGAGTCACCATGCCAACTTTTAGTTATAGATGCGGTTCCTGTCACCAAACATTCGAGCTCGTCTTACGAATTCGGTGAGAACGATAGGCCAGTTGTCGAACCTTGCCCCTACTGTCACCAAACCAGAGTACAGCAAACTATCACATCGGCTATACCTGTAGCTGATCCGTATTCCGTTGGAAGATATCATCATACGGATGAATGGAGAAGTATCTTAAAAGGAATCAAAGAAAGAAACCCTAAGGCGAACATCAATATCCCATAGCAATGAGGTGCATACCATGGCAATTACTTTAAAACAAGGTCTGATTTTGAAATCTTCGGATGGTGAGTATGTTTACAACATCTTCAACTTCCATGACGATGAAGATATGATGACCGTAGATGTTCTTAATCGTAATCTCGAATCTCTGGCATCGCGCCAATGGTCTAAAGAGAACTTTCAAAAGCAAATCGACAATGGTACGATTGTAGAGTTCAAAGAAGGAGAGATTATCGGAGAATAAGATGAAGCAGAGCGAAAGATTACATACCGAAATTTCTCAACTCGCCGAAAGACTGAATTGTAGTTTCGTAGATGCGGTTTTAGAGTTCTGTGAGTCTCATCAATACGATCCGGAAGATGTGGTCAGGCAAATGGATGGCATCACCAAAGATCGTTTGAAACAAAGTGCTATTGATGAAAGGATGGTAAGAAAGTCCGTATCTGCTGTCGACACTCTCTCGTTACCTCTGGTGAAAGAATGAGCGCTGCCTTCCAAACCTATGTCGATTATGTCTTTCTAAAAAGACACTTCTCCGATGAAAAGTTCATCTGGAGCGAAACCGCTAACTATAAAAGAATGAAACTCGAATCGTTTCTGAAACGAAGAGATGTTTCATTCTTCAATGCTCTTTACAGCGCCTATAAGATCAGAAGACCGATCGTCGATCATCTGATCTCCTGCTTCTTGTACGACAGCGATTTCTGGATCGGTAATGCTCTAAAGGACGAATACATCATGCGACATCAAAATCGAATGATGCGATTCGGTGCGTTGGAACGAACCTTCCTGGATGATGGCGAAAAGATCGAGGAGTATCTGAAAGACCACGAACTCCGTATGGATGCCTTGGTCTTGACATCGGGTATCAAATCGCCTATAATAATGGAACTATACCCCGCCACGATCAGTTTGGAAACCCTGGCAGTTCTGGAGCATCTGACAGGGTTCATCGGATCCTGGTTTCCCATCAACCCACTGCAAAAATGGAGGAGGCTTATCATCCATAAGTATAGTTATCTACTTCGTTTTGAGGAACGAAACGTGGATAAGATTCAAAGTGTATACCAAAACCTAGTGCAATTATAGCGCCAAGCGCATCGCACATCATTTAAGGAGATTAGACTATGTCATTTGCACAACTCAAGAAAGCCTCGAAGACCTCATTCAAACAACTCGCCGAGAAGATGGCGAACGAAGGCAAGAAAGGAAGCTACGACGACAATCGTTTCTGGCAGCCCGATGTAGATAAGTCGGGAAGCGGTTTCGCCATCATCCGTTTCCTACCTGTCGCCGAAGGAGAAGAGTCTCCTTACATCAAACTCTACAATCACGGATTCAAAATCAACGGTAAGTGGTACATCGAGAATTGCCCGACTTCTATGGGTCAAGGCAATCCCTGTCCTGTCTGCGAAGCCAATACCGCTCTTTGGAATACGGGAGTGGAAGAGAACAAGGAAATCGTCCGCAAGCGCAAGCGCACGATGAAGTATATCTCCAACATCATCGTTCTGTCCGATGCCAAGCACCCCGAGAATGAAGGTAAGGTGTTCCTCTTCACTTACGGCACCAAAATCTTCGCGAAGCTGATGAACGCCATCAATCCCGAGTTCGAAGACGAGAAGAGCTTCGATCCATTCAGCTTCTGGGATGGTGCGCCATTCAAGCTCAAGATTCGTAATGTCGAAGGATACAGGAATTACGACAAGAGCGAATTCGGCGAATGCGGTCCGTTGTTCGAAGACGATGATGCGATGGAAGCCGTGTGGAAATCGCAGTATCCTCTCCAGGAGTTCTTGAGCCCCAAGAACTTCAAGCCATACGATGAGCTCAAGACCAAGTTCTACTCGGTTATCAACGCTACACCTATCACTGCTACTAAAGAAGATGGTGGCGATGACGATGACGAGGTCCCCGCTGCTAAAGCTCCTCCGGTACGTCAACCTAAACCTTCTGCCGATACCGTAAAAACGAAGGGATCGAAGGAAGACGACGACGACTTCGAGCTTTACCGTTCTATGCTCGACGACTAAACGGTGTGAGGGTGGGGTCGCTCCCCACCCAGCTATCGAACAGGAGATTTTGATGACACCTAAATTCTATGCACATTTTTCGCTTCTACAAAGAACTCTTGCGGCGTATAATAAGAAATGCGACTGCCGAGGAGTAGATGCGAGTATCACATTCGAGCAATCGTTAAGAACTCGAGTAGAAAACGACTACGATATCTGGATGGCCAAATTTACCAGCGATGCCTTCGGTGATCAACGATTCGGTGGCACCATCGAGCGAGCATCGGAACTGGTGACTATCTTCATCGAACAAATCATCAGACAAACCCTGGAAGCCTGCATCGCCAATGCAGACGAATGGTATAAAGATAAGCCCGAGGTGAAAGCCGAGCTCTACGATCTTCATGCCGTTCTCACGGGCTTGGGCGGTCCGGTATGAGTACCGTAACCCACCTACTCGTCGACATAGAGACTCTGGCAACCGATCCGAATGCAGTGGTTCTATCTGTCGCCTGCGTGCCTTTCCTGTTAGAAGTGCATACCTATTTCGGAGAGTTGGTTCCAACCGGGTTCTTTGTGAAGTTCGATGTTCAGGAGCAAATCAAGCTCTATCATAGAACTGTCGAGGATGACACGGTGAAGTGGTGGAAAAAGCGTCCGAAGGAAGTCTTCGATTCCATGGTGCGACCCACAGCCGAAGATGTGAGCCTGAAAGAAGGGCTGACTCGTCTGAATAAGTTCGTAGCCGGCGTCAAGGACTATCACTTCAATCAGAGTTATGTCTGGTCCAGAGGCAATAACTTCGACTTCCCCATTCTAAAATCGCTCTATGATGCATCCGGAATCGGTTATCCTTTCAACGAATGGAGAGCCAGAGATGTTCGCACTGCCATCGACATCATGGCAGGTACCGATGATGGTCAGTACCAATTACGATTTGGCGGCGATGGATTCATAGCTCACAATCCACTGCATGACGCTGCCATGGATGCAGCACGTCTCAACGAGCTGTTTTATCTTGCGATGAATGAAGGCGATGTCCCCTTCTAACCCTAAATAAAAGAACGGTTAAAGAGGAGATTACGATATGAAGTGGCTACAGCAGTTGATTGAAAGAGTATGTCAGACGGCGCAGGTGGTGAACCAGAATGGATCTATCAGATTGCAGCATTATTCGATTTCTGTCAAAACAGAAGAAGATAGTCTTTATTCTATCAGAGTCGTAGATCTGCTAAATGTGAAGCCACCCAAGGTTAGTAAACAACTATATCATGATGAAGTCGAAGACCAACTCATGCAGACTATCAATTCGTTATGAGGCGATAGCTGCTCAAAGCCCCCGAAAGGGGGTTTTTTTATCATATAAATAACATGAAAAGACAGAAAAGGATTTTAAAATGAAAAGGTTCTTATCATCCAGCCTTCTTTTCTTTGAAGAGTTCATCAAGCCTCCCGTAGAAAACTCCAAAGGAACCATGAAACCCATAAGTATTCTTTGGGAAAGCATACCACAGAAATCTTTTAGACTGGGGTCGTATCTGAAATCTTTGAACGATGAAAGCATGGCAAAGGTATTCAAAACGGATTTAGGATACTTCAGAGGTCTTATCTACAATGACCCGCCCAATTTCATCGTTTTCGTTTGGGGTGGTGAGCATTTGCACACGAGCGTTTCCGCATCTCTTTCGAAGAATAGGGAATCTCTGAAATTGCCCAATCTTGCTTACCAGCAAGAATACAAGAACAGCCTGGAGGGCAACTTTGGAAAGAACTGGTGTTTTCCGGTGGTGTATGACAATAAAAAGATGTTTAGTAACCTAACTCAGAGTCGACTTATCACCTTCGATAAGGAACACTCAATCCAAGCACTTCTTAAGATAAATGATATGCAGTGGAAGCATTTTCTTGATGAGGCATGGTCTTAGTAGTGAACTTTAAGTAACCAGAATATGGAGATTATTCGATGCAGAAATTTTCTAAATGGCTCATAAAAGAAGCCATATCAGCAACGGCGGTCGATTCCGTCAACAAAATCGTCAAATCATTCTTAGCCAAGAAACTAGGTACCAAAGTCTACAGCTATCCTGGAGTCGAGCAGTATGCTAACTCCACAGGAAAAGGCTTCGGCGTTCGCTACTTCTACCAGGATAAGAGCATTCGTTTCAACTGGAAAAGTGCCAGTATCAACGCTTTCACTCTGGATAGCGTCGACTTGTGGGATGGAACCTCTCACGATCCTAACTGGCATATGGACTTCGATGCCCAGCAGAGTTTGGTTAAGACTCTACCACTGATCGTCGATTTCATCAAGAGCCCATTCGGTGCCGGTACCTTCTATCTGCTTCCCGACGATTCTAAATCGACATCGGTTAAAGAAGAATACATCACGGAAGCCGCACAAGATGTCGATGCCTTCGACTTCGTCATTCAAAAGATGAAGCCTAATACAGAAATTTCCAGTACCGCTTTAACCGCCGAATATGGATCGTATAAGCCTTATCCTGTTCTGAAGGCGATAAAAGATCTTTATCCTCAACTCTTCCAGAAGAAGAGCACCAAGCTCATTTTCGTTGGAACAGCCGACGATGTATCCAAGATTAAGGCCCAGAAAGATAGTATCATCGGGTCGCTGGGTGGAGTGAAGATTACGGTTTCTAAAGGTGGCAGCAAAGAAACTTACGCTCCTAACGAGCAAGAATCGGAAATCGAGCAGCAGGGTATCGAGAGAGTCGCTTATGAAGAGCAACTCAAGCATCTTGCCGTCCTGATGAAGATGGTTATCAAGGGCGCCACTAATGCGCTCTTCGTGGCAGGTAGAGGCGGCACGGGTAAGACACAGACTGTCGAGGACGAACTCGCCAAAGCCGGTTTGCAAGATGGTGAAGGATACTACAAGAACACCGGAAGCGCAAGTCCTATCGGAATCTACATCTCACTCTACAACAATAGAGACGGTATCGTTCTATTCGATGACTGCGATAGCGCTTTGGCAGATCAAGAAGGACGAAATCTTATTAAGGCAGCGACCGACACCAAGAAGATCAGAAAGGTTGCGTGGAATAAGAAATCGAGTGTGATAGTCCCGAAAGATCAATTTGAAGATGCCGAATCCGATGACGGAGTTCCTACGAACAAGCATGGTGATCCGCTTTACCCCAATTCGTTCGAGTTTACCGGGCGAGTGATCTTCATCTCTAACCTAAAGCTGGATAAACTGGATCCTGATGGCGCCCTCAGAACTCGTGGTTTCATCATAGAAATTGATCCGACAGATGCAGAAATGATTGATTATATGGCAAAGATCGCGCCAAAAATTCGATTGGAGGGTGGCGTGACTTTGAAGCAGTCCGAAATCGATGATGTGATTGCCGAAATCAGAAAGAGCCCTAAGAAGAGCGATATCTCCTTGAGAAAGCTCGTTCGTGGGTTGAATGTCAAAGCCGAGCTGGGAAATGACCCGATGTGGAAAACCATTCTCAAACTTTACGCTTAATGCTTCCTTCAAACGGATAATACCACATGATAGTTTCAGACGTTGCCATTGGATTTGAGTTTATCTACGTTCAGTCTACGCCCGCTTCCGTATGGGTGATTGAGCACAATATGAACTGCCATCCAGTGGCGACTGTCATCGACAGCGGCAATAGCCAGGTTGAAGGTGACGTGACATACGATACCCTCAACCAAATCACGATTCGATTTACTGCCGGCTTTTCGGGCAGAGCAATTCTTCGTTAAGCGCATAAATACACGAACACAATGAAATTTAGGAGATAATACAATGGCAAGAGCTTTTTTAACCTCGATTGATCTATCGCAGAATGAACTGTTAAATGGTGTCATTCATAACACGGGCACGCCACCCTCCGATCCGGTAGAGGGTCAAATCTATTGCAACACTGGCGACCACAACATTTATATCTGGTTGAATGGCGCATGGGAGACATGGGTTAATGCCGCTCTGCTTGGTGCAGCGAGCGGTGTTGCCACACTCAACGCCTCTTCACTCGTTGTCCAGAACCCAGCCAACGCACAAACCACTCCCGCCGCCGATAAGATTCCGTTAGCTAACGGATCAGGTAAGATCGACAATGGCTGGTTGAATACAGGTACAGGTAATGGACTTGATGCTGATACGTTAGACGGACAACACGGCTCTTATTACCGCGACCGCGCTAATCATACCGGAACACAGACTGCTTCTACGATCAGCGACTTCAACACCGCAGTAAGAACTAACCGCCTCGATCAGATGGCAGCGCCTACGGCTTCCGTGTCGATGAACAGCCAGTTGCTTACCAATCTGGCAACACCTGTTGCTGGTACGGATGCAGCTAACAAAGATTACGTCGACAGCGTCAGCCAAGGTCTGGATCCGAAGCAATCGGTTAAGGCTGCGACTACCGCCGCAATCGTAATGAATGGACCACTGAATGTCGATGGCGTATCGCTTATCGCAGGCGACCGCGTCTTAGTCAAGAATCAGGGTGCTATCGCAGAAGTGGGGCTGATTAACTTCGCTGGCTTGACTGCGGCAGGGTTGGCAGGAACATACTTCACGATTAACTCGCCAACTGTTCCTTATTATGTCTGGTTAGATCTCGATGATACGAGTACCGATCCTTCTGCAGCCAACCCCGGCAAGACAGGGATTGAAGTCAACATCGCAACAGGTGATAGTGACGCCGACATCGCTGGTAAGGTACAAGCTGTTCTGAATGCTCACTCTGCATTCTCGGCAACTCTGAATACCGCAGCCGTTAGCATTACCAATCTCGTAGCAGGTCCTGTAACAGACATCAATTCTGGTGACACGAATGCCGTTGCTTCTACAACCGTTCAAGGTGCCTCGGCGGGCGCTCTTAATGGTGTTTACACCGTTCAGGCTGGTGCGTGGACGAGATCTCTTGATACGAATATCTGGAATGAGCTGGTATCCGCCTATGTATTCGTCGAACAAGGAAGTCAGAACGCCGACAGTGGTTGGTTGTGCACGGTTGATGCCGGTGGCACGCTCAATACCGATTCGGTGACTTGGGTTCAGTTCTCGCAAGCAGGTACGGTAACAGGTGCTAACGTTGGTTCGGCTCCTGTCGAAGTCTTCAAGCAGAAGAATGGTACTACTCTGGAATTCCGTACCCTCAATGACACGACTTCCGTAGACGTCGTTCAGACAGCCGATGTAATCACGTTCAATGTTCTGCCTGGTGGTATCAACATGAACAACCTGGGGGGTGGACCGCTATCTGTACTCAATGGTGGTACAGGAGCATCCACAGCCGCTGGCGCCAAGACCAACTTGGGCTTCACGACCAAGTACTCAACGACATTTGGTTTAGGCGACACCACTAAGGTCTTTGTTATCACCCATAATCTGGGATCAGAAGATGTGGTTGCTCAAGTCCGTTATGCAGCAGGTACTAAGGCCGTGGTCGAGCCTGATATCGAAATGACTTCTATCAACACCATCACCTTGCGCTTCAACAAGGCTCCGTTACTCAACGAGTTCAGAGTGACAGTGATCGGCTAAAGGAATCCCTAATGGCTCGTGACTTTCTTGGTGAAAATCCGAATATCCTGATAGACGGTGACCCCGTCTATCCGGGTTACCAGACTGCGGAACAGACATCTGTGGGTACTTCTGAGTTTACCCATATCTTGAGTATCGCAGATGATAATGTTCAGAAATGCTTCAACAAGCTCGACAAAATCAGTCGCTATCATGATGGTGGTCGAGCCAATGAGATTTATTATGGGTGTCGTGTAATCGATGGAGGGGGAGCAAATGGCTGATAAGATACAACTTCGAAGAGATACAGCAGCGAATTGGGCATCTACCAATCCTATACTCAGTATAGGCGAGATGGGCTTGTGTACCGATGAACTCAACATCAAGGTGGGTAATGGTGTGGCTGCTTGGAATGACCTGCCATATTACATCACTGGAACGGTTTACAACGATGAGATGGCGCGCGACGCTATTGGAGCTATTCTAACAGATACGGCTTCAATCGATTTCACTTATGATGATAACAACAATCAGATTTTAGCGGCGGTTATTCCTGGAGGTGTCAACCACGACAACCTCTTGAACATGAGCGCCAACAAGCATGTCGACCACACCTTAGTTTCAATTACCGGATCTGATGGGTTGTCGGGCGGCGGTGATATCAGTATCAGCAGAACGATTACCCTGCCGAATGTGGGTACGGCTGGTACTTATGGTAACTCATCGAGTATCCCCGTATTCACGACGGATGCCAAAGGGCGAATCACCGCAGTCACTCCAACGAACATCTCCATTGGCAGTGGTGCGGTCAGTGATTTCGTTGAAGCAGTTCAAGATGCTATAGGCGGTGCTCTGGTCAATAGCGCCAGCATCAATTTCAGCTATGATGATGTCAACAACACGATTACCGCAACCGTAAACAGCCTAATCACTAACGGTGTTCAAGGTTTACAGACGCTATTCGTCGATGTTAAAGATCCTACGGGGTTCGTGAATAACAACCAAATCGCTTGTTCGTACAGCGTAGCTAATCGAACTGTCACTCTGACAAAGACGGGTGGCATAGAGTTCTACTGGCGTGGAGTTAAGACTACTCTAACCAGCCCGTGGACCAGCAGCGCCCACTCAAACACCCCCGGCAGGTATTACCTGTATTCTACCGATGGTACCAACTTCGCTTGGAGTAATACCATATGGACCTTCAGTGACTTGATGGTTGCTGTCGTCTATAAAACCGCGGATTACACTTTTGCCATCAACGAAGTGCATGGCGTGATGCCGTTTACGGTTCATGAATACTTGCATGAGAATTTCGGAACCTTCAAACATACCGGAACGGGAGGGGGTCCTGAAACCGGAACTTACTCTTTGAATGTAGATTCTAATGCAGCGACAACACCTGGATTCACGGCTACATCCGTTCTTGATGAAGACAACGAGACTGTAATCGCAGCTTGGCCCGAAGGCACCTACACCACATTAAGGATAGGTAGTGGGGGTATATCCGTTTTCGATATAGCGTCCTCTTATCCGTTTAGAGCCAGCGGCAGCTACATCTTGGTGAACAACGTCGGTGACGGAACCGAGATTGTTGCCACCAATGGACGCTTTGTCAACGTTTATCAAATCTTGATTCCTGTGACAGCTGACTCTGATAGTCAGAAATACCGAATGACCTTCTTGCAGCCGCAGAATCAATACACGGCTTTAGCAGATGCCGTGGCAGAAAGTTTCTACGCATTGCCACTGGGTGATCTGAATTCTTCGGTTGCAGAAATGGTGCCTTACGTCAGACTAACTTACGAAACAGGTAGCTCTAATAACAGCTACGGTAAAGTGAGACTGGCTAATGTCACAACCGTTGCGAAATTAGCCGGCGGATCGGGTGGCGGAAGCATTGGTGCCTCAGCCGTTGGGTCAGCAGGTTGGATTCAGTATCGAGGCAGTACCGAAGGCAGTTTTGGTGCCGAAGCGGCATTGTGGTGGGATTCTAATAGAAACTGTCTGAAGATTGGAACAGCCACTGGATTGAACACCACCGATACTCCCCTCGAAGCCAGTGAAAGTGCTGCTTCTTGGTTGCAGGTTAATGTCCAGAATGCCAGCACAGCTAATGCCTCCAGTTCTGATTTCGTTGCCACGATGGATACCGGAACGGATCTTATTGGATTCATCGATTTAGGAATCAACTGCTCGGGTTACAATCAGGCAGCCTACAATAGCGGTGGTCCTGGAGATGCTTACCTGATGGTGAATGGCGGCGATCTCGCTCTCATCAC